AAAGTAGTATGTATGTTTCAACTCCTGGTGGTACTACAATCAGTGTAGGTGGAACGTATGTAGAAGGAACGGCTGGAACATGGACTCTTAGTACAGCTCCTACTGCAAATGAATTTGATGAAAATACAGATGGCAGATTAAGATATACAGGGACTCCTACAGTCAACTGTCTTTTCTTAGCTTCAGCTTCCTTGGAAATTGATACTTCTGCTGTTAGTAAAGAATTTGGATTAGCATTACATAAGAATGGTACTTTGATTACTGGTACTAAAATAGTAGGAATTGCTCCTTCTGTTACAGTTAACTCAGTTGATCTTGTTACCTTTGGATATGCTTCTATGGCTACGAATGATTATGTTTCTATCTTTGTTGCTAACATGGATACTACAGATAATTTAACCATTAGAAATGCTCAGGTTATGGGCATGAGTCTGGTAACTTAAAATGTCACACTTTACTACAGTTCCTGTCAGTGAACTAGAAGCTGTTAATATGCTACTAGCTGCTGTAGGTGAAGCAGCAGTTTCAAGTTTAGAAACAGCAACCACCGTAGACGTAACACAAGCTAAGAATTTAATATCTAATATCAATAGAGAAGTACAGCAGAAAGGTTGGCACTTTAATACTGAATGGGATGTAGTATTATCTCTTGATTCTGATAGTAGAATTCCACTTGGAACTACAGTTCTATCTATTTATTCTCCTAGTAAGCTGACCACAATAAGAGGAAGAGAAGGATCTCCTTTTCTTTATGATTTAAGTAACAATACTTTTACTTGGACTGCTTCTGTAAATGATGCTGTTACAATTACATTGTTAGATTTTGAAGATATACCTCAAACTGCTAGGCAATACATTACGACTAAGGCTGCCAGGATTTTCCAAGAAGAAATTATTGGACAAGTCTCAGCCGAAGCAGTAAACAGACAAGAAGAAGTAGAAGCCTATGCAGATTTACTAGATGATGAAGGAGAGCGTTCTGGATTTAATGTTGGGTATGGTACAAGAGACATGTATAATACCACCAAGCTCTATAGGAAAACATGGTAAATGCCACTAATAACAGAACAAATAAGCAACTTAATTAATGGAGTTTCACAACAGCCCCCTTCATTAAGACTAGCTTCCCAATGTGAAACCCAAGAAAATGGGTTAATCACTGCTGCTGAAGGGTTAAAAAAACGTCCACCTTTAGAACACGTTGCTAAATTAAGTAACAAAACTGATACTAATGCTAGTATACATTTCATTAATCGAGATGATGATGAGCGATATGTTGTCAGCATCGCCTCAGACCAATTCAGTACCGATTTCAGCGGTGATTTTACAGGATCTGAAATAGAGATATGGGATTTAGATGGGACATCTAAGAGCATCTCAGGAGCTGGAACGGCAGGAGATGCAGTTACTTATTTTACTACTGCCGATGCTAGAGATAAATTAAAATTATTTACTGTAGCTGATTATACTTTTCTTTTAAATAAAAATAAAGCAGTTGCTAAATCTGCTACTACAGGAGAGACAAGAGATCCAGAAGGGATAGTATTTCTCAAGCAAGCTACGAATGCTACAGACTTCTTAGTATATGTAGATGGTTCGTTAAGATCTACAATCAATGCTAGTAATGATGCCTCTACTCAAGTAACTGATTGTTATGACGAATTAACAACTAATATTGGAGCAACTTTTGATATTACCAAGTTTGGTAGTACAAATGTTCATTTAACTAAAAAAGATGGTAGTGATTTTACCCTTCATGTAGAAGCTCCAGAAGGAAATTGTATTGCTATTAAGGATAGTGTTGTATCTTTTACGGATCTCCCTTCGAGAACTAAGGACGGCTTTACTATTAAAATTACTGGAGATCCTAGTTCTGGAACTGATGATTATTGGATACAACATAATAACCAAGCGGATGAAGATGCAGGTGAATGGGTAGAAACCTTAGCTCCAGGATTAGAAAATAGTTTAGATGCAACTACTATGCCTGTTCAGTTTGCAAAGTCTTCAGAATACCCTTGGGATGATGCTTTTGCTACTGACTTTGGTGGAACTACATTTTCCTTTTTACCAATTACATGGACTGCTAGGGTTGTTGGTGATGAAACTACAGCTCCAGATCCTTCGTTTATCTCTGAAAAACTTAAGGATATGTTCTTCCATAAGAATCGATTAGGTTTCTTAGCAGGAGAAAATATCGTTCTTTCTGAGTTAGGAGGATTTTATAACTTTTATAATACTACAGCTACAGACCTCCTAGATACCGACATGATTGACTTGGCATCTCCAAGTAATCAGGTCAGTCTTTTGAATCATGCTGTTCCTTTCAATGAAGAGCTTTATCTTTTCAGTGACTTTGCTCAGTTTAAGTTATCTCAGTTTGCTGCTGGTGGGCTTACCCCTACCAATGCCAAGCTATCATTAATGACAGAATATGAAAATGATAAAGTTGTTAAACCGGTACTAAACGGAAGAAAAATATACTTTGCTGATAATGCTGATGGTTTTTCTATTGTTAGAGAGTTTGGAATAATTGAGGATTTACAAGAAGAAACAGCAGAAAACATTACATCTCATGTTCCTAGTTATATCAAGGGTAGACTCTTTGAAATTAATACTCACCATGATACACTTATAGCTCTCTCAGATGAGAACTTAAATGAAATATTTATATATAAGATGTTATTTGAGAGAGGAGTAAAGAGGTTAAGCTCGTGGTCTAAATGGAAACTTAAAGATGAAGAAAAAGTAGTAGGTTTAAAAGTTATAGAAAACATAGCTTATTTTATTATAGTAAGACCTGATGGTACTTACCTAGATAAGATGAGACTACAAGATGCTAAACTTGTAAACTTAACTGAAAGTTCTACTCAGCTTTCCTTTAAGCCTCACTTAGATAGACTAACAGAAGTTACAGGATCTTACAGTTCTGGTGCTGATCTTACTACTTGGACTATACCCTATCCTGATGACTTTGGGTCTACTTTTAGAGTTATCTTTGGTCCTGCTTTTGAGGGGAAGGAAGGAGATTTAGTCCAAGGACTTTCTCAGACAAGCCCTACTACACTCACGGCTACTGGTGATCACTCAGCTAACTCATGTTTCATCGGTAAGGAATACCGGTTTCTCTATGAATTCACTGAGCCTACCATTAAGAGTGAAGTACAGGGGAGACTGAGTTCTCTCTCAGGGGGTGTCTTGAAGATCCGTAAGTTCAATGTAGACTACTTTAATACTGGCTACTTTAAACTACAGGTGACAGCTCCAGGAAGAGATGCGTTCAGCCATGTCTATACAGGCCGTATCTTAGGATCACCTTTAAATAAGATTGGTACGATTCCTTTTGAAACTGGTAGCTTTAAAAAGCTTATATTGGCAGATTCCAGAGATCTAAAAATGGAACTCATATCTGACTCATACCTTCCTTGTGCCTTTACTGGTGCTGATTGGGAAGGTAATTATGTAGTAAGAACAGTAGCAAGGAGATAACATGAAGCCTTTTCATAGGGCTACTCAGCTACACGATGTATGTGAGTTAGCTCCTAATCTTAGGTATGAAGATAAACGTGAAGTTAATACTCTAGGGAAGACTCCAGAACAATCTCTATTAACTGGATATCTATTCGGGAGAGTCTGTCGGTCTATCATAAATAACTATGGTCAAGTTGTTGGTATGTATGGTGTTGTTCCTGCTGATAGTAAAACAGGACTTGTCTGGATGTTAGGTTCAGATAAACTAAAGAAAATCAAAAGACCTTTCTTAAGAGAAAGTAGAACTGAAGTTGAAGGAATGAATAATTTATTTCCTCATCTATGGAATATCATAGATAGTAGGAATGAGATGCACCTTAAGTGGATCAAGTGGTGTGGCTTTAAGATAATAGGGGAACGTATGATAAATAATGGTAGTTCAGGAAACGTGAAGTTTTATGAGTTCTGTAAGGTGGCTGATTAGTGTTTACTTTTGGAAATGTATTAACTTTAGGTGGATTTGCTCTTCAAGCACTTGAAAAAAGAGAAGCCCATAATGCAGATGTTCAAACTGCACTTAGACATAATCAAAAAGTAATTAATGATAGACAAACTAGATTAGAAACTCTTGCTAGAAATAGACAGTTAATAGGACAAGAGTTAATGTTAGAAATGAAAGCTTTTGGTTTTGATTCTAATTCAATTATGAAACAAACAAGGGCTGCAAAGGCAACTGCTTTGGCTAAGTTTGGTTCTTCTGGTTCTCTTGGTAGTCAGTCTTTAAAAATGCACGTTAATAATATAGCTAGAACTGGAGCTGAAGCTAGAAGAGCTAGATATTATAATTATGGAGTCAGGTCTAAAAGGTTAGGAGTAGAAGCTGAAGGATTATTAAGAGCTACTATAGCAGCAAATAAATCCGCTAATTTTCTTGAAGCTCCATCACAAACAGGATTATCTTTAGCTCATTTAGGTTTAGGTATTAGTGCTTTTGACAAAGTAGGCTTTAAAAAAGATCCTGAAAGCAATAAATCCGTTCCTTCATTTGGTACAGGCAGTTCATTTTGGGAGAAGGGGTAGATGGCACAAGGAATAGAAACTAAAATAGGGCGAGTGCCAACTGTTGCAGGTGAAGGAGTAGTAGATTCTTCTCTGAAAACAAGACAACTACAAAGTGGTTTATCTCAACTATCTACTTCATTAAAAGAGTTTGGTATAGCTTCTGATGCTAGACGAATTCAAAATGACATTATAACAGCTAGAACTGCTTTTGCTTTAAATGAAGAGATGCCTGGATCTTTAGCTTTTGAGGCTGAGATAGCTTATGATGGATTAGTAGCCGTTAGAAGTACTCAACAGTTCTTTAGGTTATTAGCTGACGATGCTGATGTTTATAAAAATGGTCTGTTAACTGATGATGAAAATTATCCAGATCATAATTCTAAACAAGCTGCATTTGAAAGTTTTATTGAAGGTGCTAAAGGTATATTTTTTGAACAAGCTCAATTTAGTCCTGCCCAACAAGAATCTATTCTTCAATATGTTGCTGATAGATCTAATACACTTAAAACTGATTTTGCTACTTTAGCTGCTAAAGATATTAAAGCTCTTAAAAAGAATGAAGCAGCAAAGTTTGTTCAAGAAAATATTTTAGATAGACAGACTAGCTTTAATCAATTAAGAAAAAGTAACACTGTTAATGCTACACGAGGATGGACTACAGATACTCATATTAAAGGCTCATCTGCATTTAGTAGAGATTGGCATGAGGATTTAAAAAAGAAATTAAGTATAGCAAATCCTCATTTAACAGAAGATGAGTTAGATGAAATAATTATACAACAAATAGGTTTATTAGCTACCGATCCAGATAATCCTCATCCTGAATATTTAGAATATTTTAATGAGTCTGGAAAGGGTGGTAAACCTGCAATCAATATCATTCCTTCATTAGCTAAAAATGCAAGGGAGTTATATACAAAAGCTCGGTCTGCTTTCATTAGTCATCATAAAGCTAAAAACACTCTAGCTAATAAAGTTCAAAAAGATAGAGAAAATCTAGCACATATAAATGCTCAAAATTATATAATTGAAGAGATTGGAAGCCTTACAGGACATCGTGATTTAACTAAATTAACTGAAAAAATAAGAGAAAAGTTTCCTCATATAGCAGCTCCAAAACTTCAGTCTGTAATTAACTTTGCAAACACTTTAATTTCAGCAGATAAAAAAGATGGTAACTCACAGCTAACTACTCGTATGGTTTTAGAAGCTACTAAAGGTCATTTAAGTCTACTTGATTTTGAAGCAGGTACTAGAATTGACTTATTAAATCAAGGTCAAATAGTAGAAGTACAAAAAGCAATAACAAATTATTCTGTTGGAGAAATAAATGAAAATCAAAAAAATCTTATTACTGAACTTGATTCTTTTACAGAACTTTTAGAAAATGCAGTTGCTTCAAAAGTAGTTATTAAGTTTGGAAAGGATAAGAATGGTGCAGACAAAACCTATGATTTTTCTAGCGAAAGAATGAGATTTAATTCTATAACTCAGAGGCCTACTGGTTTTTCACCTAAAGCTTCTAGTATAATGGATGCTATAATAAATCAATTTCATGATGCAGCCGAAATTATTATTTATGATAATAAAAATACAGACCCTAAAGATGCAAGAAGAGAATTAAGTAAACTTAAATATCAATTTTTAAGAGAAGTTGGTATTTTAAACGATGGAAATGAAACAACAATTCCTACAAAAAAAGTAACAGATTCTAGAGATTATGGTACATCTGCTGCTGATTTATTTAAGAGTCAACACGCTGAAGATACTTCAAAAGAAGCTATAGCTAGTACATCTTCTGGTATAGAGCATATTTTTAAAGCTGATGTTCCAGATGATTATAATCCTGTTACTCATGTTCCTCCTACTTCTTTGTTTTTTCTTGATAGTCTTCGTAAAAAATCTAAAGATACACCAAAGGATGTACCAAAGACTTCAGATGACATTGTTCCTCCTACACCTTTAAAATCTTCACCAGAGGTTAAAGATGAAAAAGATACTATTGTTCCTCGTGATATTCCAACTGATGTACTTGGGGATACTGAATCTGTTCCTGTAACTAAAACTCTGAATCGAGCAGAACAACGATCAGAGGCTTTTGATAAAGCTAGGCCAGATAAACCTCCAAGTGAAAGAGTTAAATTAAGAGAACTTCAAGATAAGGCTAAGTTTCAAGATGATCGAACAATATTTGATGCTGTTAAAGATACTGTTAAAAAAGCCTTTGGAGACTCTGATAGTCCAGAGGAAATAAAATCTTTAATAAAAAGTGCTGCTAATGAATTTAAAGTTTCAGAAAAAGATTTAGCTACTATTATTAAATTAGAAAGTAGTACCGGAAGAAATTTAAAAAATCCAACATCTAGTGCTACAGGATTAGGTCAAATTATAAATAGTACTGCTAAAGACTTAGCTAAACGTCTTAATACTACTCAATATAAAGTACAGAATGACCATGAAACAAATGCTAGAGCAACCGCACTTCTCTTTAAAGATGCTTTAAAACGATATAAAAATACAGAAGATCCAAGAATGTTTGCTTTTCTTGATCAACACGCAGGAGCAACAACAATTAAAAAAGCTAGAAATAAAGCGGATAATCCTAATAATTTAGATTCAGTATTAGAGCACATTGAGAATAAAGAAACTATTGACTTCATACAAAAAGTTAGAAACTCAGAAGATAGTCCAAAGGATAGTCCCAATCTAAAAGTGTCTTCATTACAAAAAATGTTTGGTGCATCTGAAGCTGAAGCCAGTAAAATACAAATGATGGGTAATATTAAAGGAACTACTCCTACAATATATAAGATTAAACAAGGTGATACTTTATCTAAAATAGCTAAAGATAATGATATGACCGTAAAAGAATTACAAAAACTTAATAATATAAAGAATGTAAATAAAATCAGAGCTGGTCAAGAAATAAATATTGGTAGATTTTCTATGGATATTAAGGATGTTAAACCTCCACAAGTTCCTGATGATGTACCTAAGTTCTTTAAAGAAAATCTTATTCCTATTTATGATTCTCATGCTGTGGCAGCTCTTAGACAGATGATAGCATCACAAATAGAACGAGCTGGTTTACCTGTTCCTAGTTATTTAAGATCTACAATTACAGAAAAATTCATGTCTCCAGATGTGCTTAATTCAGTAAGAGTAGCAGCTTATAAAGCTCTTATTAACAAAAGACCAACTAGCTATAAAGATTATGGAGATGCTTGGAAGTTAGTTTATGGGAATGAAAGAAGTAAAATGAGTGATACTGGACAGGCACTTAAAGCGTTGTCATCGTTTTTTGATCCTGGAATGGCAGCAGCTTTTACTATTGGAGAATCATCAGGAGTAGTAGTTAGAAATGGAAATTTAATGATTGTTGGAGATGAATTTAATTTTCCAAAAATACCTGAAGGCACACACGATGGAAGCTTTTGGCATACTTTCAATTCCATGTTTGCTGATGAAGATGATCCTGGAGAAGGTGAAGCTGGAATATTTAGCGTTACTCCTAAGAACAGACAGAAGATTGAGATTAATCTTGGTCCTATAGATCAAATTAAAAAATATGTAAGACAGATTGAAAATAAAAAGGATAAAAAGGTAAAATAATCTATGGTAGAACAAGTTAATTCTGAAGAAGAATTTAAGTTTGTTAATCCTTATAAAGATGAAGTAGAAGAAGATGAGGATTCAAGCTTTTCTAAGAATGTGGCTGCTGCGGAGTCATATCCTGAAACTTCTGAGGGAATACAAGATAAACAGTTAGAGTCTGCTGAGGTAGCTCAAGCTGGACGTAGTGAAGCAGCCATTCAAGATACTAATTATTTTGGTGATATACCTTTTCTTAGTGCTATTGGTAGAACTACTTCTATAGGATTTACTGATTTAATTAATGAAACAGATAAATTTCTTGGTATTTCAAATGGTTTAAAAAAATACTACGATATAGATGTTCAGTTAGGTAAAGAAACTCTTTTAGCTACACCTGAAGAAATGGGACTAACTCCTAAAGATATGTGGGAATCAGGAGGAGCTACAGTTCTTCAGTTTGGTGCTCCTTTTGCAGGGCTTCCAGTTTCAGTAACAGTAGGTGGAGCTACATTAATTCCTAAGATTCCAGGCTTTCTTCAAGGAGCTGAAAAACTTACAAAAGCATTAGGTATTTTAAAAAACTCTCCTAATGGAAAAATATTTTTAGATGGAGCTTTAGGTAGTATTCCGATAGATTATGCTATGTTTTCTCCAGATGATCCTAATGTTATGAACGCTGGGTTAGATACAGGATTTTTTGAGAAAATTTCTTTTGGTTTAATAGCTAACGATTCTTCTGCTGGTCTTATGTTAAGAGAAGTATTAGCACATGATCCTAATGATCCTGATTGGATCAACAGAGGACGTATGGCTGTTATTGGATTATTAGCAGGTACTGTAGCTTCAGGTATTTTTAGTGCTCTAAAGTCTGCAGGTGCATTGGTTAGAGGAGCTAAAGAAGAACTTGATGAAGTCTCAAAAGAATATGCTACTAATTTAGTAAAAAGAATTGAAGAAGGTAAGGTTTCTGATCCAGATGCTGTTAAAGAGTTTGCCGATAAATTACCTGAAGATTCTCTAAGAGCTGAAGATTTTATAGAACCAGAAACTGCAGGACAAGCTTTATCTAGAGTTGCTAAAGAAGGTAATGAATATCACTCAACTCCTTCTCCTAAGCGTGATATTAAAAATCCTCAGTATAAACCTACTCCTCAAGAAGAAAAGGCTCTTCTTAAAATAGCTACAGATGCCTTAGAAGGCCGTCCAATAGATATTACTGATCCTAAACTTCCAATTAATTTAAACAAAATAGAAACTTCAGAACAGCTTAGATCTGTTATTCATGCTATAGGTAAAGTTATCCATAATAAATTGGATAGAAATATGCCAATGACAGATTATGCTGATAAGGCACTTAGTATATTAAATAGAATAAGTGCTAAACAAGTACAAGAAGCTGCTGAACAAGTAGATTATAGTAGAGGATATATTGTTGCATCTAAATTAATGACAGTTAATGCAACTCAAAATCACCTTAAACATTTAGATATTTACTTGAAAAATCCTGAGGATGTTGTAGCTAAATTTAATTATAATATGTCTCAACTTGAGATGATTGAGTCTGTTAATGCTGCTGCTAATCTAAGTACTGCAGGGGGTAGATTCTTAGCTGAATTTAAACTTGTATCTAAAGAGCTTACTAAAAATGAACAAGCTACTTTATGGAAAGCTGATATTCTAAATCGTATGATTGATTCAGGTAAAGTTTCTTTAAAGAAAGCTAAACGAGAAAGAAAACTTGCAGATAAAACAGCATTTGAATCTCAAGCAGTTAGAAAAGGAGATGTTGATCCTTCTAAAGTAAGAGCAAAAAGAAAAAAAGAACCTAAAAAAACTTCTAGAAAAGAGGAAGTTGAAGATATAGAAAAAGGAGTAGCTCGTAAATCTTTGCAAATTCAACGAGCAAACGAGATGCAATTACAAACTATATTAGCATACGGTGATAAATCTTTAAGAGCTAAAACTAGAGATGTAGCTTTAGAAGTATTCATAAATGGTCTTTTATCTAGACCAACAACTCAACTTATAAATATTTCAGGAAATGCTTCAGCTATAGGTACTTCTATTTTTGAAAGAGCTTGGGCAGGATTTAGAAATACAGATAAAGAAGGTATTCAGTTAAAAGAAGCTTATTATTTGATGTCAGGAATGATGGAAGCTATTACTAAAGATGCTATGAAAATCTTTAGAGAAGCCTATAAGAAAGGTCCAAGTGACTTTTCAATTAAAACAGATATGTCTAGACCTTTTCAAAGAGCTTTATCAGCAGAAGCTTGGGGTTTAACAGGCAACTGGGGTAAAGCTATAGATAAATTTGGTGCTTTTGTTAACTTTCCTGGTAGAGTATTGATGTCTGCTGATGAAGTGTTTAAAGCTATAAACTATAGAGGACAGGTAAACGCACTTTCTTTTAGAAAAGCAAATGATGATGTTGTAAAAAAACTAGGAAGATTGCCCAAGACAGATGAAGAAAGACTTTTAGTTGTAGACAATTATAATAAATTTAATGAAGTTGGTGGTATGCCTTCTGAAATAACAGAACAAGCTACTGGCTTTGCTAGACTTCAAACATTTACTAATGAGTTAACTCAGACAGTAAAACAAGATAGAAGTGGTAAAATCTTTTCTGCTTCAGGTATGTCAGGTAGTTTTAAAAATGCAATAGAAGCTGATCCTACTGGTTTTTTAAGGTTTATGTTTCCTTTCTTTCAGACTCCTGTTAATTTAATTAAATATGGTGCTGAACGTACTGCAATAATGAGGAGAGTTACTCCTCTTATGGATGAATTAAAGTCTACTGATGCGTCTGTAAGACAACTTGCAGAAGCTAAAGTAGCTACTGGTAATATTCTTACTGCTACTGGCATGATGGCAGGTTGGAATGGATTAGCTACAGGTGCTCCTCCTGTTAATCACAAGCTTAGAAATGCTTATGAAGAAGCAGGGATGTTACCTTATCATATATGGGTTCCGTTTCTTGGCTATCGTCCTTATAATAGACTTGATCCACTAGGAATGTCTATAGCTAATGGAGCTAATTTAGCTATTTTTGCTAAATCTTTATTAGATATTTCAATAGAAGGAGCTAAAACTAAGTTTGATAGAGATATTTTTGATGCTTTTCAAGATGCTTTTGCTCAATTAGCTATGGGTAGTGTAAGATTAATTACAGATAAACATTATTTACATACTATGGGTATATTAGCTAATGCTCTAGATGGTGATGCAGGAGATATTAAAAGAGTATTTGGTAATTTAAGTCCTAATAAAGTTCTAATGCCGTATAGTTCTTTAAGAGCAGGAATTATAAAAGGAGTATCTGGTAATAAAAAGCCTTTTAAACAAGGTGATCCAAGTGTTATAGAAGAAGGAGATGAGTTATCTGAGATTGTTTCTAAGGAAATGAGTCAAGAATGGGATGCGTTTTGGAAAGAAACCTTCGATAAACATCTACCTTTCTGGTCTGATCCTGATGATTTTGAACCCGATATTGTAGGAAAACCTTCAGTATATCCTGGAACTGTTAGTGAAGAAATGCACTTTACTCCATCTAGGCTTTTAAATAAAAGTTTAACTTTAGGTGTAAATGTTTTACAACAGACGTTAAATCCTTTTCCTGAAGCTAAACGAACTGATGATCCTTTAAAACTTAAAATTGCAGAACTTGGAATTGAAGCTGATCGTCCTAAAAATATTCGTAGTTTAAAAGGTGTGGAGTTATCTACAGAAGAACGTCAGTATTGGGCTAAAATCTATACAGGTTTAAATAAAGAATACAGTCCAACAGTAAAAACAAAAGCTTTTAATAAACAATCTGAAGCTGAACAAAAAAGAGAAATAGAATATAAGTTACAAAGTCATCATAAAGAAGCTACTATGGCTACTTTAGATAAATTTGATAGAATTAATACATTTGCTTTAGCTGATTCTAAAGATAAATTTAATAGACAAACAGGAGATGTAGTTGGCAATGATGTTCAAAGTCTCTTTAATTTACAACAACCACAAGGACAACAATAAATGGCTAATTCAAGTGTAAGATATGTTGCTTCAGGAGACACACAAGAGTTTGCTGTAACATTTCCATTTATAAGTAGAACTCATGTAGCCATTACAGTAGATGGAGCGACAGCAACCTTTACTTGGAATAACGATAGCTTAGTTACAGTAACTTCTCCTGCTGATATTACATCAGATCAGGTAGTTTTAATCAAGAGAACCTCTAGCCAGAGTTCACGCTTAGTAGACTATGTAGATGGTTCTAACTTATCTGAGTCTGACTTAGATCTTGATAGTAAACAAGCATTCTACATGGCCCAGGAAGCCTTAGATGAGCTTGTAATACTAGATGATGCTGCTATTGCAACATCGGGTTTTGTCTTAGTAGCTGACGGTACAGACTATGCTGGTGTAGCTCTCTCAGGAGATGCTACTATCAGTACTGCTGGAGCTTTGACGATAGCTAATACAGCAGTAGAGACTGCTATGATAGCTGCGGATGCTATCACAAGTGCTAAAATTGCTGATGATGCTATAGATTCGGAGCACTATACAGATGGAAGTATCGATACGGCTCATATTGGAGCAACTCAGGTAACTACAGCTAAAATAGCAGCAGATGCAGTAACCGGAGCTAAAATAGCTTTATTCGATGATTCTTATGCTGCTACTAATACTCATATTTTAGTTGCAGATGGAACTGATTTTGACAATGTAGCAGTATCTGGAGATGTAACTATCAGTAATGCTGGTGTAGTTGCAATCGCTACAGGAGTTATAATTGATGCTGATATTCATGGTAGTGCTGCTATAGCAGCCACTAAGATCCATGATGGAAGTGTTAATAATACTGAATTTGGTTATCTTGATGGATTAACTTCAGGTATTCAAGGACAAATAGATGGTATTGTATCTGCTGATATTTCAACTCTTGATGATGATAATTTTACTCTTCAAGATAATGGAGATACAACTAAAAAAGCTCAGTTTCAATGTTCTGGTATTACAACTGGAAACACAAGAACCTTTACATTTCCAGATGCTAGTACTACTTTAGTAGGTACTAATGCTACTCAAACTCTTGCTAGTAAAACATTAACTGCACCAGTTTTAAATGATCCTACTTTTGATGTAGCAGTAGGTGTAACGGCTCATACAGGTTCATCGCAAGGAGATGGGGCTATAACTAGCACCTTCGTTGAGATTGCAACGTGTGCTAATCCAGGTGATGCAGTCACACTACCTACGGCTGCTGCTGGAAAATTAGTTATTATAGCTAACAATGGTGCAAATTCAGCAGACGTATTTCCAGCTTCGGGTGATAAAATCGATGGTGGATCTGCAAATGCTGCACTTGCTCTAGCAGTTGGATCAAATAGGATCTATATATGTCAGGACGGAACAGATTGGGATACTATCGGTGGCGATACAACTGAACTCAGTGATGATTCTTCGCCAGTACTAGGAGCTAATTTAGATATTTTAGCGTACAACATTACTTCATCAACAACAATTATGAACCCATCAATTTCCAGTACAGGTAAAGCCCTAGTATTGGGCTTCTAGGAGAAAATTATGGCAAGCGAAGTCTTAAAATTAGCAACATTTAGAGGTGATGCTTCTTCTGTTCAAGCGTTACTTACAGTAGCATCTGGACATACTTATACAGTTTTAAGTGTAACTATATGTGAAACAGGAGCGGCAGCAGAAGTATTCAACCTTCTTATTGATGATGGAGGAGGAGGAGCAGACACTTATATCTACCATACGCAAGCTCTAGCTGCTAGTGCAACTTTTGAACATACTAGTAAATTTGTAATGGAAGCAACCGATCATTTATCTATCATTACTACTAATACATCTAATATTGATGTTTGTGTCAGTTATTTAGATCAAACATTATAATTAAAGGAATATAAATTATGAGTGGAATAGTTGGATCAAATGTTGCAAGAGCATCAGGTACAGTTGCATCACCAGTAGGGGGCGGCCCGTCTTATGGTTCTGGAGATGAATGGGTAAGATATAACAGCAACCAGATCAACGAGAATATTACGGTGGCTAGTGGAAAAAATGCAAGTTCAGTTGGCCCTATCACCGTGGGTTCGAGCTATTCGGTCACAGTCAACGGAGTGTATACAGTAATCTAAGGAAATAAATTATGGCTTCAACTTTAAAAGTAACAAACATAGATACGCCCGATGGAACTGGCAACATAACAGTTGATCGCCCGTTGTCAGGATCGGGGGCAAGTTTAACAAGTTTACCAGCAGGGAATTTAACAGGAACACTTCCCTCTATTGACGGTAGTGCGTTGACGGGCATAAGTGCGGGGGCAGATACATCATTAAGTAACTTGTCTGCTACTGGCTTAGGTCGGGCTTGTCAAGCGTGGTTGAATATGAATGGAACTGGAACGGCTGCGATTGTAGATTCTGGTGGCATTAAGGGAGTGAGTTCAATTACAGACCATGCAACTGGTGAATACAGTATGACTTTTGCTACGGCTATGAGTAATTCCACTTACACTTGGCAAGGAACGTGTGGTCTAGCAGCAACAACCAATGTTTCTCGAACTATGAGTGCCCAGTCTGCACTTTCAACAACTACATTTAGATTCCAAACAGATTACTCTGGTGTTCACTCTGATCAGGATGTAGTAATGATTCAAGTTTTCGGAGATTAAATATGAAAAGAATTATTTATAAAGATGGAGATGGGGTAGCCGTAATTTGTCCATCTCCTAAATGGTCAGGCACGATAGAAGAACTTGCTAAGAAGGATGTTCCTACAGGCAAGAAATATAAAATCGTAGACACCTCAAGCATATCAAGCGACAGAAGTTTTCGTAATGCTTGGGAAGTGGATGAAGCACAACTAACAGATGGGGTGGGTGAATGATTACAATAAATTTAAGTAAAGCTAAAGAGATAACTAAAGAGCGATTGCGTGGTGAACGTAAACCATTACTTGAAGCCCAAGATGTTTTATTTATGAAGGCTCAAGAGGATGGTGCGGATACTACTGCTATCGTTACAGAAAAAAATAGGTTGCGTGATATTACTAAGTTAGCAGACTCCGCTTCCACTACTGATGAACTTAAAGCTATAGGAGTTTCATAATGCCACAACTGGATTTTGACGGAGCGAATTCAAAAGTCTCCGCAGATAAAATACAAGGGCAGTCAGGAACCTCGGTCACCGTTCCTACTGGACATACGCTAGCGGGAACCGATGCCAACTCAATAACGATCAACGGAGTGAATGCGGTTGCTGTAGCTCCAAGTACGAGTGGAAATGTTTTAACTAGCAATGGATCAGCGTGGACTAGTGCTGCCGCTGCTGGTGGGGGGCTGTTGTTGGCAGTTGCAAGTGTGACAAAGACGGATGTTTACTCATCCGCTGCAACTACATGGACAGACATACCTGATTTAGTTATTACGATAACACCTACCACATCTGGAAATAAGTTTTTAATCACGGCACATTTAAATGGCGCAAACTCCACTAATGGTGCAGCGCATAAGTTTCGTTTGACTGTAGATGGAACTGCTGTCGGGATTGGGGATGCAGGGGGAAGTAGCAGGGTGAGAGTAAACATTCAGGACATGATTCCTAATGTTTCCGATGCAATGGCTTCTTCTTCTTGCCAATTTTTGTATACCACAACTGGTGGATCGGCCCATTCAATTAAAGTACAGCATCTAGTGGCTGGTGGAACTTTGGTCCTTAACAGAACGCAGGGAGATAATGCGGATACGGCATACTACGGACGGTCTAGTAGCACCTTAACTGTTATGGAGATTGATGTATAAAATTTTAAACAGGAGTAAACAATGGCTATAACATTAAACGGGGACGGGACTGTAACAGGACTCACGGCAGGGGGATTACCTGACGATTCAATAATTCAAGCTGATATAGCTGATGCTTCTGTCGATGAAGCACGGTTGCAAATAAGTAACACCCCAACAAACGGGCATATGCTCACGGCACAATCTGGTGATACGGGTGGATTGACTTGGGCGAGTGCAGGTGGGGGAAAAATATTACAGGTTTCACCAACACCAGTACAACTTACTGGCAGAATAACAACAACCTCTACGAGTTACGTGGCTATAACTGGGATGACATTAGCCATTACACCGTCAGCAACTTCGTCAAGAATTTTGATTCTGATACAGGGTGGTGTTAGCATAGAAACTTCTGGTCAGTCAGTTTTTGTTCAAATGTTGCGAGATTCAACCGTGATTGGAAGTGGGACTGGGACAACGAGAGAGGACTGTATTGCTCAACATGAAGCAACTAGCTACCAAGCGAGAAATTACACATCGTTAGGAATTATGTGGGTAGATTCACCTTCATCTACTAGCAGTGTCACATACTCGCTAAAATTCAGAGTGAACGGTGGCACTGGATGTTTTGGTAGTTCTGGGGAATCTGGTGTTCATCAGGGGGAAGTAGGTTCACACATGACATTACTAGAAATAGGTGCATAAATAATTTAAAGGAGTAAAACAATGCCAGATATTACAACTGTACTTTCAAACGATACAGATTACAAAGGTGCAGAATGGAGCTTGAACGGTTCGCCTGAAAGCAAAGCGGAGTTCGATTCAGGTTTCAC